CGCTTACCGCCGCTACTGCCGCCACCACTGAGGGCTTTGGCCATTGACGAGAGTTCTGTCCGCGCGCGGACATGTGCAGGGGCTTGCGCTGGATTGAAAATAGCTACGTTGGACATTATTGAAAAGTGCCTTATTTAGAGGTTGGCTTTTTGACAGTGATGCCGTACTCCGACATGGAGTTCAGCCCGGGGGGAACAAGACCGGGGTTCTCTTCCAGAAACTGCGCCATGTTGGTCTGCGCTACACGCTTCTCCAACAGATCCACAGCTTCGTGCTCGATAACGAACTTCTTGAATGAGTCCCAGTCCTGCGTAGAGTAGCGTGTCTTTTGGGACAACACCACAGTACCTTCTACAGTGCGAACGGATGCCAGCCCAAGCGCCAGCATTTGATCCTTGATCGCCAGTTTAACTTGCTCCTGCTGGGCCTTGATCGGCTCAACAGCGTTCTCATACTCTGCGGTCAACTCTTGAATGCGGGTTGACATCTTACGATAAACACGGACGAGTTTGTCCATCTGAATGGTGTCTTCGTTCACTTCATACTCCTAAGTTTGTCTAGTGTTTGACATTCTACACGATCCGTTTGACAACGCAAGTGCTTTTTTAGTTTTTGATCTCCTCGTTGAACAGGTTCACCAGCAGCGCGTGCTCGCTCACTTTGCTGTTCATCGCCTTGAACATCTCGCGCTCGATGTGGCTGCTCTGAAGATGCACAACCGTCACCTTGTCTGAGTCCTGACCTTTACGATCAGCGCGGGCAATACACTGTGTGTACATCTCAACCGACATCAGCGGGCCATAGAAGATCACCGTGTCCGCAGCAGTCAGCGTTAGTCCATGCGCCGCAGCCGCAGGCTGTAGTACCAACACCCGCAGATTGTCTGTGGTCTGGAAGTCGTGAATGATTCGAGTACGCTTGGCTGGGCTGACATCGCCTTGGATCTGCTCGGTGGGGTAACCCTTCTTGTTTAAGTATGCGGCCACCGAGTCGATGCTAGACCGGAACATGGCGAAGATCAGCACCTTGCGTTTGGTCTCTTGCAAGACTTCTTCCAGCACCGCAAGCCTCGGGCTGGCGTCAAACTCAACTACTTCTTTATCGTCTGTGTACGCCGCGCCACAACTAATCTGGAGGAGCTTGCTCACGGCTACGCCCGCATTGACCGCGCTGATCGTCTCCCCAGCAGCCTTGACCATCATCTGCTCTTTGAGTAGCCGGTAGTACTTGCTCTGCTGTGGCGTCATTGGCACATCGCGGGTGACCGTGATCACGGGCGGCAAGTCTAAACATTGGCCTTTCGTAAATCTAATCGCAGGTTGCAACGCATCAAATACAAGCTCGGCAGCGTTGGGTTTGGGCGCCCACTTAAACTGCGTGAGCTTGTACATCGTCATGTCGCGCCATGCCGACAAGTACCTCGGGATGCCGCCCGGGTTTACTAGCTTAGCCAGACCATAGGCGTCCACAGGGGACTGCGACGCAGGCGTACCCGTCATCATCCACAAGTAGGTCTCCGGCTTAATGATCGATGCGAGCGCCTTCCAACGGTTGGTCGTGGCGTTTTTGTAGCAGTTCGCTTCATCCACAATGATCAGATCGAAGCGCCCATCACTAATGATCTCTTGGGCTACCAGCGCTAGCCCATCGTAGTTGGTGATGACGAACGTGTAGTCCTGCTGAATCATCTCGATCCGGCGCGAAGACTGTGTGTGATGCGCAACAACAGCGCTCCTGTGCATGATGGCGTTGTTTAAGTCCTGCATCCACGCCGACTGCATAATCGAGAGCGGGCACAACACCAGCACCCGGCGCACATAGCCCTTCTCGATCAGGTAGTCCGCAGCCCACAACGCGGACATTGTCTTGCCTGTGCCGGGATCATTGAAACAAAACGCCCGCCTGTGCATCGTCAAAAAAGCGGCAGTATCTATTTGATGCTGCATGGGCTTGTAGCGTCCCGGCCAACTGTACCGCTTGGTGATCGGCGAAGGCACATTCTTCACGCCAAGATTGTGTAGGACCCTCGCTTCATCTAACCCCCAGTAGACGGCCACTTCATGGATGCCGTCATCATCTGCTTCCAAGACCTTGTGCTTAGGGATGATCGAGTACTTGTCGGGGTTGCGCGTCCTGAAAAGAAGCGCTTTGTTTTCAATGATCTGCATGTTAGCGAGTAAAGCCTATGTACTTAATACGATCTAGCAGGGTAGGGCGCAGGCGCTTACCCCAAACCAGCGAATCTTGCAGGCGCTCCATGTCCCACGAAATCCACTTGGGTTGCTGCTTACGATAGTACCCCGTACACATCTGGGATTTGTCCCAGTCTTTGACAAATTGTCCGTTAACTAGCATCTAGCGTCTCCTGTCAGTTAAAAACAACAATGGCGTAGGCACATAGGCAGGCTACGTACAGCACCGCAAGAAAGGCCAGCCAGTTTAAGAGTAGATCGATTCGCATTCTTGATGCCTCGGTAAGTTGCGTAGGTGGTAGGCGTAGTTTGGTTCGTTCTTGAGCGCGGCGTTTCTTATTCTTTCTTCATTAGTCTGAGGTCTTTTTCTAGGTCTTGGGGCTTCGCCTGACAGGCTATACGCCATATACATCTTTGCTTTAGTCCCGTCCATCGGGATCTCTCTGCGCAGTAGCACACCATCAAAGTAGAACTTTCGCAAGGCGTTTTTAATTGCGCCCAAAGTCATGTCGGGTATAAAGATTTTTGCTGCCGGCAACTCGCCGTGTTGTTTTAAGTAGTCAAGTATTGGGTGTGTCATTTGGGTATTCCTCTTGATGAATTCGGTCGTAGAGTTTTTGTAGATCGTAGATCCAGTCTTGCAACACATCTAGTTGCAGTATCCGATACGCACCATTGAATTCTGGTTTGGTAGACACCACGCCTTCTTCTTTTAGCGTGTCCCATTTCAAGTTAATCATTGTTCGCTTCATATTAAAGCCTCGGGTACGTTAGATAGATCCAGCTTTGGTTTGCGCTGGCGTTTGATTTTCTGCACGATGTGGGGATATGGCGGCATATGCCACACCCACCGCACCACATTACCTTCGTCGTCAAGGATTCCGTATTTCATTCTGTCTGGCCTTTAACATTTCATCTGCCATTTCGTAACAATGATCTGCGATTTTTATATATGTATCAGTGTCAAAAAGAAGCCCTTCTTCTTCTAATTCATTTTTGTGGTTGTTAGCAAAATAACCGCTTAATACTTGCGCTGCAAAGTAATCGCGCAGGGTCATGCCTGAAATTTTTTGACCTATAAAATCTACATGAGGAAATGCGTATTCATCCACCGTGGTTCTCCTCTTCATCCATGTTTTTTAACATTTCATTCAGCGCAAACATCTTTTTCATTTTTTCCATACTTTGCGCGTGAAGAATGTCCATTACTTCACTCAAAGCTTCGTTCGCCCCGTACAATTCTTTAATTTCGTCTTTGATTTCTTCTTTGGTTTTCATGTGTTCTTCTCCTTTAGTTTAGTTTCAATTAGTCTTACGTATTGGGGATCGCCAGCGTACACAAAGGCAGATAATTCAGTTACCTCCTCATCCGTCAGCCCGACCCACGGGCGCGGGGCAGCGTAAAGAGGTCTAATACCTTCAAACGGGTCATGTGTGACCATTCCGTGTTTGTCATACCACGCAGCCGGCTCCTGCTCTGGTTGCGCCAGCCTATCGCCCAAATCATCAATGGCCTTATCTAACAGGCGAAGCATTTCTTGACGGCTGCTCATGCTGTTGATTTCGCACAGCTTCGCACCGCAAATGTTTTCCATAACCTGTTTCATGAGTTTGCGGTCAGTCATGATTCCACCCATGTACCGTCAAGCCATTGGTCAAGCATCTCGTGAAGCTCCGCTCGTTGCCGCTCTCCAACCGTCCGACCATCGTCGGTTACAAGGTCACTTGCAACAAATTGTTTGATATCGCCCTGCCCAGAGAATGCAATGTAATTGTCTGTTGTCTTAATGATGAGTGAGCCAATGGGTTTTGATGCGCCACTCACCAATGCAACGCTTTTTTCTCTATTCATTTCTCTCCCCTTTGTCGGAATGCTTCAAGGACGTCATCAGTACAGCAAATGCCTTCAGCGTCGCTGTTGTCTAGCACTATCAAGCTACACGCCTGTCGCTCATACGCGGCGACAAGGTTGGCGAAGTTGGCGAAGCCTTCAAACCCAACAATATCTACAACCCCATCGGCGAACCCAGCCTCCCGCGCCATGCGGATAATGTCTTCTCTTGTCATGTGTTCTTTTCCTTAAATTTTCTAAACCTCATAAGTATTCCCTACCCAATTTACATCCCAAGTTATTTTCTCTTTGACCAACATAACCCCGGCACGTAGTAGTCTGTCGAAGTGGTCATCCGTTGAGGGGCTACACTCGACATAATGCATCCAGTCAGGGCGAGTAATAAGTTTCACCTCATCAAAAGTGTGTCTATCTGGAGGTTCAAACGGAATAGATATCGCGTCTTTTGCATAAGAAACTACACCTAGCCATCGTCCTACGGCTGATTGGTTCTTTTTGCGTCCCATCATGCCACTTTGTCCTTGAACCCACTTGGGGCCAGTCGTTTAGTACAGCTCCCACATTTCCAGCGAAACCCTTTACCGCTTGATACCGGCACTTTGTGTGTCGCTGGGTTTACTCGGCACTGCTGGCAGTTTTGGGTCATTTTTTTTTCACCATTTATACGAATTGTCTGCTTCGACAATTGCTTTTGATATTTCCCACGCAGATCGAGCGGCGCTTTCTTTAGTTTGGTCTTTATCCTGTACTAACAAAGCAAACGCGGTGTATAAAGCCGGAGAATTATGCACATCATCCAAAGCATGTTTAACGTCTTCTATGTTATCTGCAATACGGGTAAGTACTTCATGTAACTGTTCAAATTGCGTATCGTTCATTTCCAACTTCCTCCACGTGCCGTCATCTGACCGGCTAAATAAGCAGCTTTGTATGCGCCATCGTTTGTATTGGCACGCATCAGTTGTTCTTTGAGATAGCTAATCTCAACTTGAGATTGTTCGTTTGCTGCTTTCCATGCAGCCTCCCATGCGTCCCACATTGGCGCTTCTAGTGTGTTGTAGCTACCCGCCGGGGTATTTTTACCGTGAGCAATTTCCCACCACTCACGCCAAGCTTCAGACATTTTGTTCTTCATTTACACTCTCCGAGTATTTAGCCCAAACCTCTTTGGGCATTTCGATTGTCATTACGCGGTAGCCACAAGGGCATACACGCCTGCGTTCCACCCAGTGAAAATCTTTTACAGTGTCTTTCCACTGCCGGGTGTCTTTAGTTCTCATTGGTTCAAAGCACTCTGGACACTTCATAAGTACACGTGCGAGATCCAGTCAGTCTCGGGGTTCTGCGCATACATCATTTCGTGCCGCACCTTGGCGCCCATCAGTTGTAGTTCTTGCAAGGTCTTGGTCTTTACCCCGCCATAGGTCACCCACTCTTTAGGGTTCTTTACGTGCGGCACATACATCGTGAC